GCGGCCGTCAGATTGTCCTCGATGACAAGGGCGAACCAGTTGTCACAGGCACCGATTCCAACGGCAAACCCATTTTCCAGACCACATCTATTGCTGGAAAGCGCACGCATTACGGTCTTATCGCCCAAGAGGTTAAAACGGCATTGGACGCAGCGAATGTTGGAGATTTTGCTGGTTGGGTTCAGGATGATTTAACAAAACCTGATTCCACTCAATCCATTTCTTACGAACAATTCATCGCACCACTTATCAAAGCTGTTCAGGAATTAACTGCTCGTGTTGCAGCATTGGAATCTAAGTAATGCCACAAGTGAGCAGCGACGAGATTATTGCAAGTCTCAGACAACTCATAGGCGAATTGGTTCAAGAAAACATCACATTGAAGTTGTTACTTGGTAAAATAGAGGCAGGGGATAAACCTCAACAGTAAGGAACAATTAAATAACACTTAACGACTGGTCAGATTTGGCGAACGTACTTTATGGGTTCACGTTCTCAATAGGAGCAATCGGGGGCGTTATCTGGTGGATTTTTCATCGGGTAATTGCACAAATTATCAAGGCCGAAACTAAAGGCAACAGGGGCATTCGTCGAAAGCGAGGCTCTGATGTTTAAGAAGAAATTCATCCACCCAGACACCGGTGACGTTTTAACTTTTAGCGAGCAAGTCTCGTGGAAGGTTCAAGGAGTCATCCGTAACTGGTTTTTCATCATATTTTGGACCGTCCTCAGCATTGTCTGGTGGATTCGTCCGCACTGGTTCAAGGATAATTCGTCCTATGTCCACTGGCAGCTTATTGCCAGCTTCATCGCAGTCATCATCGAGCTGATTGTCGGTATTTCCATGCTCTCGCAGACTAAGCGGGACGCCCAAATTATCCGACACATCCTCAAGCTCGAGCGTAATCAGACCGATGACCTTCGGGACTTGATTGACAGCTTGGAAGACTATGAGTAACTACAAGCCCCGAATCGGGGACTACGGTTGCGTCAAGACCAACGGGCTGATGGGAAAGCTGATTCGTATCGGCACTCTCTCCCGCTGGAATCACGCCTTTATCTACATCGGCGGCGACCAGATTATCGAAGCCAACCCTAAAGGCGTCGAAATCAGCCCGCTGTCGAAATATTCTTACGTCGCTTGGAATCAGCACGAGGTCCTCAACGACCAGCAGCGGTTGATTATCGTTGCCCAAGCTCGGCAGATTATCGGCAAGCCCTATGGGTTTTTCGTCATCGCTGATCTTGGATTCCGTATTTTGGGGCTGAAAATCCTTGCCAATACCAAGCTCATGAAATATCTTTCGACGAAGAATGGATACATCTGCTCTGAATTGGTGGCCGAGTGCTACCGCAAAGCAGGAATTCCACTTTTCGGCAAAGAAGATTACCTCGTTACTCCCGGCGACTTAGCCGAGCGTCTGATTTACCAATAGGAGCCACATTGTCCATTCAAGCCAACGCCGTCTTAGATATTGCCAAGAAATATGTCCAACAGGGCTACAAAGAAGGCCCCAATAACGACAGCATTTTCGGCGCATGGTATGGCGAGAACCACCAATCTTGGTGCGCCATGTTCGTGTCCTACTGCTTCAACCAAGCTGGTGCAGGAGCGCTCATCGCTGGGATCCAATCCCCGAAGGGTTTCGCCTACTGCCCAACAGCGGTCAACCATTTCACCACCACTCATCAACTCGTGCCAGTTGCATCGGCTCAAGCTGGTGACATTGTTTTCTTCAACTGGGAAGGTCAGAAGCAAGCGGAGCACGTTGGTCTGGTCGTATCTAACGACACCCAACACCGTGTCCTGACCACCTATGAAGGCAACACCGGAGCGCCGGGAGTCAACCAATCGAATGGAGACGGTTGCTATCAAAAGCAACGCCAGTATTCGTTCGTCGTTGCCGTGGCGCGTCCAAAATGGGTCAATTAACTCAATCTGTTATTCTTTCCACACCTTCGCCTAGAAAGGGCAAGCATGAAAATCTCTCCTAAAGTTACGAAAATTGCTGAACACTACGCCATCGCATTCGTCTCGACTGCCGCTGGTATCTGGTACTCAGGCGACCATCATCCTCTCGGAGTAGCTAAGGCCGCCGCCGCTTCTGTCTTCGGACCAGTAATCGGTGCAGCGCTCGCTAAGGCTCAGAAGTTTATTGCTGTTTATCAGGTCGGCAAGGCTCAAATCAAGGCCACCACACCTGCACCAGCAGCTCCAACAGCTCCGGCGGCTCCGGCGGCATAACTTGAGCCTTCGCAAAGCAATCGAGGCATTCCTCGCTGATCCACCACTTCAACAGGGTTATCCGTGCAAGGTCAACCGCCTTCTGGCTGATTTAGCCAAGGAAGACGCACAAGCCCTCGAGGAGTTGGTAGATAAACAGGACATCGCGGCGGCAGCAGTCGCTCGGCTCCTCAACGAGCACGGCTTCGACATCAAAAGCGCATCCATCATCAAGCACCGCAAACGCGGTCAACACAACGGATGTCGGTGCGTTAAAACGAAATGACTCTCCGTGCCGAGATTAAGAAACTAATCAAAGCCAGCAAGGAGCCAAAATCCACGACTCGAATTTCGTTTCCACAGACGGTTCGGTTGAGGATTTTGGCTCGTTGCGGATTTACGTGTCAACACTGCGGCGCTAGTCTTTTCGAGATTGAGCCACACATTGACCACATCGTTCCGCTCGCCAAGGGTGGCACGAATGATGAAAGCAATTTGCAAGCATTATGCGCTCCCTGCAACTTGGCCAAGGGGACGCAAGACGATCAGGGGGCAAAGCTCATGAACCGCAAGGAAATCCTCGACGAAGCCAATCGGCTGACTCATGGTGACCGTGACAAGAATTACGGCACTCCAAAAGTGAACCACGAACGCATCGCCGCTCTCTGGTCGGTTGTATTAGAGACCGAAATCAGCCCCGCGCAAGTGGCCCTCTGCATGGCTCAGGTCAAGGTTGCCCGCCTCATCGAGTCCCCGGAGCATCTCGACAGCTTCATCGACGCCGCGGCTTATATGGCCATCTCAGGCGAAATCGCCACCGAAAACCCTTAACCCTTACCTAACGAAGCCTTAAGTAAAGGCTAAGCCCCTCAACGCCACCTCGCCGGCGCTGGGGGGCTTCTTCGTCGTTTCTGGGGGCTATAATTGACCTACAGCACCCCCTACGCCTCTACTTAAAGCGCACCAAGGGGGTCACTATTATCGGCCCCAGAACCGTCCCTGAAACTCGATTCCGAGTAGACCAAACGGCTGGGGTCTTTCCACGACACGCCGAAATCGCCTAGTTGACGGTTATTGACATTCCCCGCAATCGCTGATGAACTACTCCTAGAGCCGAGGGGACAGGAACCCGAAGCATCCAGAACAGGGGCAAAAAAATGGCAAATATCGTCAAAAATCTCAAAGATTTCCGTTGTAATAATTGCGGAGATGAATACCAATCACTTCACCCATATATTCACGCGGTTCTTGGAAATGTCTGCGTTGATTGCATGGACGTCGACGTTACAGACAGTCGGTGGGCATAATGCTAGGAATCGTCATCACAACTCTGGCCGTGATTGGTACGGCAGCTCTGATCATGTTCATTCCACAACAGGACATCGACACCGAAATTGAGGATTGGCACAACTTCAAGAAGGCGCTCCGCAAATGAACAAAGGCGACCAAGTAGTCCTCAGCTTCACTGGCACCATTACTGAAATCTTCAAGTCTCCCGCATCCATCGGGGGCATCGACATCATCGAAATCGAAACCGAGCAAGGTATCCAGCATATGTTCTGGCCCGCCGAGGAATCCTCAGTGACCGTGAATGTATTGGCGAAAGGTAATAACTAATGATCCGAATGAATGCAGATGTGTTCGCAGCCCTCATGATTGGCGTTGCGTTTATTTTCACCCATATTGGCAGCTTCTATCAGTATTCCAAGCGCGAGGGAACTCACGACCTCAAGCGCGAACTCAAGACCACACGCGTTGAAGCGGAGAAGGTCAAGGAGATTCTCTACCAGCTCACGCATCATTCCACTTTTCGGACGCCATCCGTCAAGCAGTCTCGGCGTCTCGAATCGGTCAAGGGCTAGTGTCCAAGGCCAAGGCTAAGGGGACATCAGCAGAGACAGCTCTGGTGAGATTCCTACAAGGTCACGGATTTCCGGGGGCAGAGCGCCGCGCACTGGGTGGGGGAAACTCAGGCGAGGATCTCGGAGATGTCACCGGAACTCCGTGTCTGGCATGGGAAGTCAAGAACCATCGCAGCTACAAAATCCCTGCATGGCTTGAGGAGACAAAGCTCGAGACCAAGCACGCTAAGGCCGACTACGGAATTCTTGTTGTAAAACCTAACGGCGTCGGGTTAACTCGGCCCGGTGATTGGTGGGCAGTTATGTCCATCTCCGACATCGTTCAACTACTCAGAGAAGCAGGATACGGCGACAGGAATGCTGAATGAAATTTTTAAGAATTTTCCAGACTTCGACAATCCGTTATGCGCGGAAGTCGACCCAGAGCTCTGGTTCCCGGAAAGTAGCGAAGAACGGCGCATCAACACTCCCCACGCCAAGTCAATCTGCGGACGTTGCGATCACCAAGTGGATTGCCTCAAATACGCCGTGGATCACGCAATTCCGGACGGAATATGGGGCGGGCAGACTGAACGTGAGCGAACTCGTCTCCAACC